TTTGATACTAGAGAAGGAACATCTACTATTCAACTTCCTAATTATTCGTCTAGCAATGCGTATAAAGTGGAAATTTTTGATGTGACAGATAATGGGGCATTTTATTTATTATTTATTGTAAATAAAGGTAAAGTTGCTATTATTTCTAATGTAAAGCCATCGACAAACCCTAACACACCAACTGTATCAATTTCCGAAACGGGTGTTGTTACAGTAACCGGATTTGGTGTGTGGTATCAACAAATTCCTTGTACTATTGAGTGCTTAAACTAACTAAAGAGGGCTTTAGCCAACTAACCCCCACAAAAATAGAAAGGACTGATAACAATGCTTCCTATCATGGACGTTTCCCGCTGGCAGGGCAGCATCGACTGGGACAAGGTCAAGACGAGCGGCCTTGTTTCCGGTGTGATGCTGCGGGCGCTTGGCAACAGCGCCGAAGACAAGCCCAGCAAGCCGTACATCGACCCGCAGTTTTCCCGCAACTACGCCGAGTGCAAGCGGCTGGGCATCCCATGCGGCGTGTACTACTACTGCAAGGCCACCAACAAGACCGAAGCAGACGCAGAGCTTACCCTGCTGCGAAAAGTGCTGACCGGCAAGACGTTGCAGCTGCCGGTGGCGGTTGACATCGAGGACAGCTATGTGCAAGCCCCGCTGGACAAGCAGACCCTGACGGACATTGCCGCCCACGCGCTGGGAACGGTGGAGCGCTGGGGCTTCTACGCCATGCTGTACACCGGGCTGTATTTTGCCCGCGATAATCTGTACATGACCGGCGCAGCGCTGCGCAAGTATGACGTCTGGCTTGCTGCCTACCGCAGTACGAAGCCTGAACCGGGCTGGCCGTTCGGCCTGTGGCAGTACACCAGCAAGGGCAAGATTCCCGGCGTTGTGGACGCCATATTGGGAAAGGTTTCCGGCGTGGATTTATCTGTGCCCTACAAGGACTACACCAAAATCATTGCAAAGAAGGGCTTGACCCGTCTCCGGGAGGGTGCATGAGCGAAGCAATCATTGTAGCGATCATCACCGGCGGTCTGAGCCTGATCGGCGCGATCGTCTCCAATAACCGCACCGCCCAGAGCATGGACGCCAAGTTGGACAAGCAGCAGGCCGTGACCGAAACCAAGCTGGAAGAACTGACCCGGGAAGTCCGGGCACACAACAACTTCGCCCAGCGCGTGCCGGTGCTGGAAGAGCAGATCAAGGTGGTAAACCACCGCATTGCAGACCTCGAAAAAGAGAAAGGAGAGTAACACATGGAAACCATTCTTAACACCATTCTCACCCCGCTGCCCGCGTGGCTGGCGCTGGTGCTCATTGTTGTGGGCGCTGTGTCGCTTGTGCTGGGGCTTATCCGTCTTGGCTACGGCGCAGCGGTCAAGACGCTGGTGCTCAACCTCATTGATCAGGCTGAGAAGGAGATTCAGGGCACCAAGCGCGGCGCAGAGCGCAAGGCGTGGTGCGTCAAGATGCTGCGCCACTATCTGAACAACAGCAAGTGGGGCAGGCTGGTCTCGTGGGCTATCACGGAAGAGACCATGAGCAAGGTAATTCAGTTTTTCTTTGATCGCGCAAGGGCGGCGCTGCAAAAGCAGTAAGGAGGATATCATGGCAAGCACTGCACACGAGCATTTTGTTGACGCCAACAAAATGTACGCCGTACAAGAGCAATTTCGTTGCGCCACGAAAATGGTCTGCGGACGTTTTCGTGACCTCACGAAAACATACCATCTCGGTAACGTCACCGTAATGGTGCGCAACGCCGGACAGCTGCCGCAGCCCTTCTGGCTCGGTGCTGCCTGTGGCGGCGGCTCGTGTAGTGCTGCCCGCTGCGCTGCAAGGACTTGACCGACAGCAGATGACCGCCGCCATCAAGAGCGCACCGCTTGGGAGGGTTGACCGTAAGATTGCCTTACTGCGGTACGTTGAGCGGCTCCCGCTGCCGGATATTGCAGCACAGACGCATTACAGCCGGACGGCGATAGGCTACCGGCATAATTTTAATTGGGTGCGATTTCTCACGAAACGCATTGAAGCGGCAGGCTTTCGGGTCTGCCGCTTTTCTTTTTGCACGAATTGTGGTATAATTATCTCAACAAATCCTCCTGGCCTCTCGTAGAAGCGCATTAGGGCGGATATTTGAAAGGCTCCGGCCTTTGTAGAGAGCGGCATTGCCTGTGGGCAGTTCCGTTCTTGATTTTAGACTTTGCCGTTTCGGCGGCATAAAAAATCCCCTGCTTTGTCGAAGCCCTGCGTGCCACGCGGGGTACTTTGTAGGCAAAGTGGGGGTTTTTGTCTTATTCGCACTAGTTTTGTCGAAAGGCTTGCTATGCAAGCAAAACCGTGATATTTTAGTATTGCACTTTAAAGTGTGCACTTTTAATAGTTAAGCGCCCATGCGGATTTTTTCCGTGTGGGCGCTTTTCTTTTATCCTTGCAAATCTTCAGCGGATACGTTGCAAGCTACTGCGATTTTCTCAAGCGTTTTCATCCGCGTGGGCTTTCCAGCTTCTGCGTGCTGGATAGTTGCGGTGGACAGTCCGGTTTTTTCTGACAGCGCCCGGATAGTCAGACCGGCACTTTCCCGGGCGGCTTTGATTTTGACCGCAGACACGCCGAGTGTTTTGTAATCGGGCGACATATACCCAATCTGGAACACACCTTGCTGCTGCATCGACAATGCTTTGAGCGCAAAGCTGTTGTCAACGTCCTCGATGTCAACATCCTTCAGGACGTAGGCGCAGGCGTTGTCCAGCTCTGGGGTCATTTTGTGGAGCTTGTGCGCCAGCGTGATCTTCATCATCACGCCACGCACAGGGAATCTTGTGGCATTGTCAAGATCTGCCCGATTCACATTGTTAGAGCACGCATCATCGAGCAGGTGATACAGCTTTCCGAGATTCTGAATGGTCTTGTTTTCCATGGTGTTTCCTCCTTGCGTACACCCGTATAGCCAGATAGCACAGCTTGATAGTTGATTTATTTGCGGAGATCGCGGCCGCTCATATAGAAGCCCTCATACTGGCAGGGCTTGTTGATGATGATGCCGCACACACCGGTGTCCTCGGCATCAGTGTACCACATGGGCACGGACAAAACGCCTTGATTCATGCGCTTGTAGCATTTGAGCAGCATCTTCAGGCGGTTGTGATCTTTGTTCTTTCTTGCGCAGAAGATCTCGTTGATGGGGTACTTGTAATCATCGTATACGTTCATTTTCATGCCCTCCAAGTTGTTTTTTACGTGCTCCTCTTTACACCCTTATTATATCATAAAACTACCACAAGTGATACAGGCAAAGTCAACAGACTTTGTCTTATTTTTTTGTTCATTTTGTAGCAGTTGTATCAGTTTACATTTGTCCTTCGTTGTGCGTTCGTTGTCTCTCGTTTTCTGCCGATGCAGTACACTGGATGCACAAGGAGGGATGTTTTATGAGCTATTATCCGACACCCGGGACGCCTTATGTTCCGCAGCAGCCCGTCAATCCTTACGGCGGCATGGGTACAGTTGGGCTTGCCACTCCCCTGCCCAACACGCAGATGCAACAGGCACAGCCGCAGCGTCCGCAGCCGATGAATGGGCAGCAGCCCGTTCAGCAGTCGGCGCAAGACGGCGGTTGGTTGCTTGGCAGACCCGTTTCCAGCAGGGAAGAGTTTTTGGCGATACCGTCCGACCTGTACGGCAGACCAACCTACTGCCCAGACTTGCGCAGCGGGGTGATCTACTGCAAGCGGCTCAACCCGGACACCTGTGAATCCTATGTGCAGGAGTTTTACAGCCCGGAAGCATGGCGGCAGATGCAAGCGCAACAGGCACAACAGACCGCTGCACCGACACAGCAGTATGTGCCTATTGAGCAGTACAACGCCCTTGTGCATCGGCTGGATGAACTGGAAAAGTGGCAGAAAAGCTTCTCTAAGCCCGCTGCCACTGCGAAGAAAGGAGAATAAACAATGTCCTCTCCGTTTGACATGATTACGCACAGCCCCATCATGCAGCTGGCAAATCTAGCTCGTGCCGGGCAGAACCCGATGGGGCTTATCCAGAAGCTGGGTGGTCAGAGCGCACCCATCATGCAGGGGCTGAACCTGATTCAGGGCAAAAACGAAGCACAGCTCCGAACGATGGCGCAGAACCTCGCCAAAGAGCGTGGCATCGACCTGAACCAGCTGGCAAGCGTCTTGAACCTGACGCTGCCCCGATAAAGCATCCCTCTAAGCAAAACGCTTCTCAGTTTTGCGGACTTGACAAAAACCGCATTTGTTTGGCTTCGCCCATCGCATACGGCGGTGGGATGGCATAACGCAAAACTGAAAGGAGTTTTGTTATGGACGATTTTGCAACTGGCTATCTGGCTGGGCAGGACGGCGGCAATAACAGCGGCGGTTTTTTCGGCAACGAAGGACTGTGGGCGGTTATTATCCTCGCTATCATCTTCGGCTGGGGCACAAACGGCTACGGCCGGAACGGCGGCGACAACGGCATGAACAGCTACATCCCCTATCTGGTCGGCACTGGCGCAACCGGGCAGGGCGGTGCAGACACTCGTGCGGCACTGTCTGAGGGCTTCTACCAGCAGGACACCTCCCGCTCTCTGGCGGGCATCCAGAGCGGTATCTGCTCTCTGGGCTATGACCAGCTGGCACAGATTAATGGCATCAATGCCAACATCGCAAGCGGCTTTGCAGGCGTGAACAGCGCTATCTGTCAGCTTGGCTACCAGAATGCACAGCTGGTGAACGGTCTGGAGCGCAGCGTGTCCAATGGCGACAACGCCATTAACCTTGCCATCATGCAGGAGGGCAACGCTCGGCAGGCTGGTCAGACCGCACTTGCCACGCAGCTGGCATCTTGCTGCTGCGAGAACAAGCAGCTCATCGGCGATCTGAAGTACACCATCGCGACGGAGGACTGCGCTACCCGGCAGGCTATCGCAGACAATGCCCGTGCAGTTATCGACAACTGCAACGCCAACTTCCGCAGCATGATGGACTACTTCACGCAGGACAAGATTGCCACTCTGACCGCTGAGAACCAGAGCCTGAAGTTCGCGGCTTCTCAGGACCGTCAGAATGCGCTTCTGACCACCGTGATGTCCCAGCAGACTGATACCATCCTGAACCGGGTCAATCCTCGTCCGATTCCCGCTTATCAGGTGGCAAACCCCAACGTGGGCGTGAACTGCTGCGGCTGCTGCTAACCAACACACTCCCCGATAACACCGGGTGAACCATCGGGGCAGGGGTAAGACACCTCTGCCCCTGATTTTTTAGGAGGAAAACATTATGGCTTGCAAAACAAGCTGCCGTCTCTGCCCCCATCTGGTTTTGAGCCAGTCGGTGACGTTTGCCAATGATACCCTGACCATCAACCTCCCCGCTGGCGCATACCAGAACGGAGAAAAGTATTGCATCGTGGTCGCTCAGAGCATACCGGACACGACCACCATCAACGCACCTGTGGTCATCACCATTGGCGCAGGAACCACCGCATACCCTCTGACCGACTGCAACTGCGCTCAGGCAACCGCTGAAAGCATTCACACTCGCACCCGCTACGCTACCTACGTAGCAACGTCTACCACCGGCACAGGCACGTTCAAGTATCTTGGCTGCTTCTGCCGTTCCCACGCTGGCGCACCCGCGTCTATTTCTTGAGGAGGTATAGATTATGGGCAAGAACAATTTTCGCCGCATGATGATGCTCCGTGACCACGACAAAGACCGTGAGCCGGAACGTGCCCTTCTTGAGAAAGAGCGCAACCGCAGGAACCGTGAGAGGGAACGCCTTTTGCGTAATCTGGATGTGGGCAACGACCGCCACTCCTACTATCCGCAGGAGGAGAACCGCTACCTCGACCCCTACCCTGTCCCCCGCTACCCTGACGTAGAGAATGGGCGCAGAATGCCGCAAATCGGCTTCTCGCAGAATGGCGACTGGGACAAGCGGTCTGGACAGTACGAACGTGGCGGTGCGGACAGCCGCTCGATCAAGATGCCACGCCAGCACCTCACCCGCGATGAAGCAGAGGAATGGTGCGACAGCATGGTGAACGCTGACGGCACGAAAGGCTGTCACTGGACGCTGGAACAGACGCAGGACGTTGCCAAACAGCGCGGCGTGACCTGCGATAAAAACGACTTCTGGGCTGCCATGAACATGATGTACAGCGACTACGGCAAAGTCGCAAAAATGTACAGCGTGGACAACACCAACTTCTACGCAGATATGGCCGCAGCGTTCCTGCAGGACAAGGACGCTGTGGATGGCAAACTGGTCGAGTACTGGTCTTACATTGTAGATCACAGCTAAAATCTGCCGACTTTTTGCAGACTTTGGGAACGCCAGTAAGCGTTAATATTGCGCAGTATCCGGTAGTATCTGCAAATGCTCCAAAAACGAAAAAACCGCATGAACACTGGATTTTCCAGCATTCATGCGGATTTTTGCGTTATGCAGAAGAAGGGACTTGAACCCTCACTCACAAAGAACTGGTGCCTAAAACCAGCGTGTCTGCCATTCCACCACTT